AGTCAGAAAACATCAGATTTAAACAACGTCTAGCAGATTTTAAATCATAACCAGATGTTGCTTCAAGACCTGCTTTTTCATAAGCTTCTTCAATGATCTCTTCAATATCTAGATCAAATGTATTTGTTCCGGATGTTGCCATTTATTATTTTTTTCCTTTTAACGCTTTAGCGCCTGAAAGTTTCTTTCTGCGTTTAATAAACTTTGACGCAGCCTCACCTGCTTTTGCAATCTGTCTAAAAGGTCTTCCTACGAAAGGAAATTTACCTAAGGCTTTAGCGCCTGAAAATATCTTTCTGCGTTCAATAAACTTTGATGGAGCTTTTTTTACTTTCCCACCTTTAGCCATGTTTTGAGCCTTGCTTTTTCCTCTACTACCTTTACCTGATTTCAGTAGGTCCTTCATTATTTGCGAGTACTCTTCTTCCATTTTTCTAAGTTTTCCAACATGTCCTGCTCTACTTGGGTCTTGACCAAATTTTTGACCAAAAGATCTAAAGCTCTCACCTATAGTCATTCCTGCTAAAGCTGCTTGTGCTCCTGCTAAAGCTGATCTTCCCTTTTTCTTCTCTTTTCTCTTTTTTCTCATCGCTTGGATTTTTCCACCCATAGCATAGTATTTTCTATTGACGACACCGCCGCCCATATATTTGATTTCTTGACCGGTTTTTTTAGCATGTTTTTTTGCTTTTTCACGGCCTTCTTTTGTATATTTAAAATGTTTTTCTCCTACTCTAGGCATTTTTCCTCCTTTGGAAATTTGTTGTGGAATTAACGATCTGCTAATTGCCATTAATAAACCTTGGCAAACTCAGCAACTACTGTATACATGTTGCCTGCATTTGCTGTACTTGGAACTACTAGATTAACATCTCTTTCGTTACTGCTTGAAGAGGTGTCTGGTTTAATACCACCAAATTCTCTAAAATCCCAGTATCCTGTTCCTGTTAATCCAATAATTGGTATGTCAGCATCAGAATCTTCCCAATCTAATCTTGCATAAGAATCACCGCCGTCGCCTGTATCACAGGCAAACCAAACTCTTAGTAAATTAAAGTAAGAAGGAGATGTACCATCAGATCTATTCGCCATGGCAGAGATATCACCAAATACGGTTGTACCGCCAGTGCCGTCTGATTGATTAACAATTTTAATAACTACTCGGTTATCACTTTGTTGTAGGATTGTTGGTCCCGTTACTACATCAGCCATATAATTATCCTCCTATATTATTTATATATTAAAAAATCTTAAAAATCAAAACAAATTAGCGTGGACCTAAGCCCACACTAATTATTAACTATTATTCAAAAACGAGTCTGCTTATCGCTTGATAATGCACGTTTATTGCTTCAGCTGCACCGTCGCCTGCTTCAATACCAATAAAGGGTTTTAAATCCACATCATTAGTCAAAGCTGCTGACTTAGTTGGTGATTTACTTGGTTGAACTGTTGTTACCGCAGTACCACCAGTAGAACCAGAGGTGCTTGTTATATTATACTGAATACCATTTACAAAAATAGTAGCTTTTCTATCACTATCTATAACGATTTTTAAATGGTAAGGCGTATCTGCTGCAACAGTAATTGGTAATTGACTAATATAATCAGTCCCACCAATACTATGAACAAAGTGCCATTTAGTAAAATCAGTAAACGCTTCACTGTTAGTAGCATCTGTTTGATATTTAAAATATGCTTGATCATCATCAGTTACAACTAATTGAGCGTCAGCGGTTCCTGTTTCTTTTATACCAGCCCACACTTTTTGATTATCAAGTGCAGGTAAGGAAATTGAAGCTTCCCATTCAACTGAGTTTTCAGTTCCCCATGTAACGTCATCCCAAGCTGATTGGGCAGTGTCTACATGAGGTACAAGAATTGCTTGATCCTGATCAGCACCAGCAGTTGTCATTAAGATACCGCCGTGTGTTGAGGAAAAAGTAGTCAAAGCATTTGTCATGTTAGTACCTAGTGTTTCAAAGTCTCTGTTTGCTACGACTCTTGTAGCTTCAGTTGCGCTTGCTAAAGAAGCATTCATTTGAGGTCTTTGCTTAAACCATTCTTCTAAGTAGTATCTTCTAGCATCTTTTACACCAGGACCCATAGATCTATCGTGAACTACGCCTGTAGATGCAGTTTTACTAATTAGTTTATAGTTATTTTCCGATCTCACTGGACCGGAAAAAGTTGTTTTCGCCATTTTTTTAATCCTCCGTAGATTAAATTTATACCGTCTCTTCTACGATTGTCTGCTAGGTCAGTCGGTATAATGTTAATAAACCCTAGTTAAGTGAGAGGACATAAAGCCCTCTCACTATAAAGATTACGCGCCTGGTGAACCAAAGATTCCTCTTGGATCAGACCAACCGAAAGAGTATCTTTCACGAGCTTTAAATCTCATGTTACCAGTATCAAAATCGCCTTCCATGGCGGTTCTTACTGGAGCTCTTACGAAATGTTTTAATCCATTTGGAGCATCGGTTATAATAAACCAAGCATCAGTATCAGTTAAATAATGATTTACAGAATAACCTCCTGGGAGCATTCCCATAGATTTTACTGCATTAACATCATTATCTGCTGTACCAACTCTCAACGGAGAAGCAAGAAGCCTCTCAGATGTGAATTGCAATTCTTTTGGTATAATTAATTTTACACCTTGAACTGCGACTTTTAATCCTCTTTCATCAACGAAAGCTGCTATATCAATCAAAGATTGTTCTAGCGAAGTTTCATTAAGATCAGATGCTGTGGAAAGTTCATTACGAACATCACCACCACCAACGGTAGGGTGATCAGTTGTAAGTAATGCTTTTCCATCTCCACCTGTGTAAGATGAACTAAAGCCATTATTAAGGACATTAGCGCCCTTAATTTGTTTAGCATGAGCCATAGATCTAGCTAGTGCTTTTGTGTAGCGAGCGGAAAGTCGATCATACAAATTATCTTCAACAGCTTCTTCAGTGATTGCGAAAGCCAAAGCAATTGTGTCATGATTATAACGAGCAGTCCAAGATTCTTGCGCAGTGTCGTAATTTACGCCTGCACCTTCTGCCTTAGATTCTGCGTTACCAAATCCTGATAACATTACTTCTTCTTCAAAAGCTCTATCTGAAGATTCTGTGTCAAATATTTCTGCATGTTCTTGGTCGTAACGACCATATTCCAAGCCAAACAAAGCATTTAAGCCAGGTTCTAGCTCTTTTGTTAGTTGTGAACGTGATATTGCCATTAGTTATATCTATCCTCCTATGAGACCGCGTGATGGGTCTTACCGCCAGATGAAGAATTTATATGTTCGAAAATCTTCACATACCAGTTACAGTTTGCTGCGCTTACATCACTGTTGCTAGGATCAGTTGATTTAGCAACAATTCTTAAGCCGGCTGTACCATCAGTTGTTTCGGATGAATCGATTTCATGACCGCTTCTACCAGTAGTTGTGCTACCAGCAGTTGCAATAAAATCATTATTTTGTCCTATGTCAACGATTGCTAGGTCACTAGAATCTTCTTGACCTTCAAAAATAACATTAGGATCATCGATTACAAACGCTACTGCGTCAGAGGCAGATGTACCAGTTGGCCAATATTTCGCATATTGTGGTTTCCCATTTGAATCGGTATAGAAACAACCATTAAAAACTCCAAGAATATTGAGTTGTCCTGCGGCTGCTACTAGAACAGTTCCAGTATCTCGTAATGTGACTAAGTCGCCGGAAAAAATGTTACCGGAAGCACCATCAGCGATTAAATACTCAGTTTGACCACCAGAATATGGTGCTCCACCTTGCATTTTAACAGGAACGAATCCAAAAGGGGCGTCTACGTTTGCCATTTTAGTATATCTCCTTGTTAACTAAGTTAATTAACCAAGTTAACGGGGTTAATAAAATATATAAACGGCGCTCAAATTCCTTTAAAAATTTTATTTTTTATCGGGTTTTGGGCCGCCAAAAGTGACACGTGTTTGTCTCTCTGGCTTTTGTATACGCATTGTTGGATGAGCATTATCCTTCATCATATTGCTATCAACAGATTCATCCATAGCTTCAGTTTTACTCTTGAAGTAGTTTCGTCTGCTTTCAGCAAGTTCTTCAGGCATCCTCGCCAACAATAATCCTCCTACAGAAATAACTCCTGCGTGTTTCCCGTTTTCAACGGTTGGAGCCTCAAAGTCTGGATACTCATCGCCTTTGACAAGTTCCCATCCTTCTCTCAGTTTAGAGGCAAGATTTTTCTTGTCATCTAAACCTGCATTCTCCACTCGAATCCAACGGTGCACAAACCCTTTTGGGGCTGGAGGTGCATCCAAGAGACTTGGGGGAGTCCACGTAGTTTTCCGTGTCTTTGTAGTACGCAACGTGGATGCGTGAGAGGTTTTGTTCAGTTTAGTTGTTTTTATCATGTTAGTTATCCTCCTTCACGTATTTAGCATATTCTTCTAACGGCACACCCAATTTTTTAGCGATTGCCACTTGAGACGGTGTGAGTCTCACAGTTTTGCGCCCAGTTTTTGAACTTCGAGTCGCGGACGCTACAGCTTGGGCGGGTTTCTGTTGTCCGGTTTCCGTTTTACTATCCTCATTAAACTTATGAGGAAACTCTTCACGAATTCTTTTATCTACTTCAGCGTAATATGTATCACTGTGTGGATCAAAACCTTCCTGCTCAACAAGTTTTTTATGTATTGCAAAAGCAGTATAAGTCATGGCTTCATTAGAACCAAACCAAGAGTTCTTTGCAGCCCATTCTTCTGCCTTTGGATCAGGCACTGGTTTATTATCCAAAGTGGTTGCGCCTTGAGTATTTTCCGCAGGTTTATTTTTCTTTTCAGATTTTATATGTTCTTCTGCAGCTTTTACTCTTGCTTCATCTACAGCTAGGGTAGCGATTTGCTGGTTTAAGTCAACAATTTTATCAGCATCTCCTTCTTCAATAGCTTTTTTAAGAAGCTCTTTAGATTTACCTGTTTCAGATTTTACTCTATCTGATGCTTGCTGTAAATAGTTTTTATCCAAATCATCAAAACGATTTTTAAGCTCGCCGTGAGATT